GAACGGGATCGCTGGCCGGCGCACTTGGTATTTCAGAGTCGGGGATAACCGTTAATGAAGATACGGCGATAAAGTTTTCGGCTGTATGGCAGGCAATGCGTATATGGAGCGAGCTGCCGGCTTCACTTCCGATTGAATTTTACGAGGAGAAAAACGGATACAGGAAAGCCATTGAGCATGATGCCAAGGAATTGCTGATGCACCCTAACGAAATGATGAACCGTTTTACCTGGCATGAGCTTATGAACGGGTGGCTGCAGGGCTGGGGCAACGGCATAAGCATAATGGATTACCAGGGGAGCGGCAAGCCAAAGTTGCTGATACCGATACATCCGGCAGGGATCAAGCCCAAGATAAGCAACAATAAGCTTTTTTATGAGATTGACGACAAGGACCTGGGGATAAAAAAGACTTTTTTTTCAAACGAGATAATTCATTACAGAGGCTTCACCACAAAAGGGATGTGGGGGCTTTCGCCCATACAGGCCGCAAAGGACAATATTGGTCTTGGCCTGGCAGCTGAAAAATTCGGAGCGAGATTTTTCCGCAAGGGAGGCAACCTGAAGGGAGTGCTTGAGACTGAAGGCCATATGGATGATAAGGCTTTCAAAGCATTTACAACAAGGTGGGAATCATTCTATACAGGCGAAGCCGGGGATCACTCCACTCCAATTCTGGAACATGGTTTAAAATACAAGGCCCTGGGCATAGCACCTGATGCGGCACAATTCCTGGAAACAAGACAGTTCAGCATACAGGATGTTGCAAGGTGGTTCAATATGCCGGTTCATATGCTCAATGATCTGAGCAGAGCAACATTCTCAAATATAGAACACCAGGATCTGCAGTTTGTGAAATATTCTTTCAGGCCAGCAATAAGGAGACAGGAGATTGAACTGGAAGAAAAGCTGCTGCTGCCGAAGGAAAGAGGGGTGATAAGAATCAGGTACAACCTTGACGGGCTGTTAAGGGGTGACCTGGCTTCGGTTACAAATCATATAAAAGAGATGGTGCTAAGCGGGATACTTTCGCCAGATGAAGGCCGTGCATTACTGAACAGGAATCCACGAACAGGAGGAGGCGAATTTTACACTCCTGCCAATATAGTCGGAAACAATAATACACAAAACAATGCCAGCAAATAAGAGATATGGTTTCGGTTTCAGGGCACAGATACCTGAAGGAGCTGAAGAGAGCAGGATAATTCCATTTGTTCTTTCGACACTTGACAGGGACAGGCACGGAACAGTATTAAACCAGGATAACTGGAACATTGATAATTACCGGCTAAACCCGGTGGTTGCATACCAGCATACACTTTCGGGAGGTTTATGCACGGATCCGGATCCGGATTATATTATAGGCAAAAGCATATCGATTGGAGTTGAAGGGTTGGGAATTGACAGAAGGCTTGTTGCTTCTGCACAGTTTGAGCCGTCGGATATTAACCCTCTTGCCGAAAAGGTTTTCAGGAAAGTTTTGTTCGGATCGCTCAGCAGATCATCAGTGGGATTCCTTGAAATAGGACAGGGGAAATATGGCACGGGTGAAGAGGCAGAAGGAAGAAGTGAAGAGACATACTACTTTGCCGGGCAGGAGCTGCTGGAGTGGAGCGTTGTAAATATACCATCGAATCCACAGGCGGGGAAAAGAGATATTGCCATGAGGCGGATGCGTGAGGAAGGCTTTACGGCGCTGATGTATGCTTACAGGGAGCTTGGCGGAAGATTCACGCTAAGCCAGATTGAAAGTTACTCGGTGCGGGACATATTCGATCTGCTGGACGGAAAGGATCTGGAGATAAGAGAACGCAACCCGGAGAAAATAAGGGCGATGCTTGCTGAAAACACAGCCCTGAAAGACCAGGTGGCAAGACTGCAGGCGGTGCTTAGAATGAAATAACGGCCAAAAGGCTAATTATCAATAATCAATTATTTATAAACATGAAGAGTCTGGAATTAAAAAGGCAAAAAGAGGGCCTGATGGCTGAAAGGAATATTTTGGCCAACAAGGCAGAGCTCACCGATGCTGAAAAAACAAGGTGGGATGAGACACAGGATCTGGTAAAAAATCTTGACAAAGAGATTGAGCGCCAGGAGCAGATTGAAAACCAGCAGAGACTTGCTGCAGGAACAGGCAAGGATGTAAGCAAGCAGGAAGAGAAGGATATTCAGAAATATTCTCTCCTGAAGGCCATAAGGGAAATGGCTGAAGGCAAGAGGCTGACCGGTATTGAGAAGGAAATGCACGACGAGGCCGCAAAAGAGAACGGCACATGGGGCGGAGTTATGGGGCTCGGAATTTCACAGAAGGTGCTGGCAAACAAAACCGTTACCAGGAGCACCCTGGCAGCTGCCAGCTCGCCGGTTGTACCAACAGTAATAGGCAACTTTATTGATGCCGTATGGGCAAAAACCGTTCTGGTTCCGCTTGGAGCACAGACACTCTCGGGGCTTACGGGGAATGTAGATCTTCCATATTTTTCGACAAAACCAACGGTAAAATGGGATGCTGAAAATGATGCCGCTTCGGATGCTGCAGCTGCTCTTAACAAAGTGAGCCTTACCCCGAAGAGGATAACAAACTATGTGCCGCTCAGCAAGCTTCTTCTTGTACAGGAGGCAGCCGGTATTGAGGAGAAAGTATGGAATGCTCTTATTTCAGCAGCAGCTGTTCATCTGCAGAGAGGTGCACTGCACGGAGCAAGTGACGGGCCTACAGGTCTTATTGCAACTTCAGGAATTGGCGATGTAGTGGGCGGTACCAATGGAGCTGCTCCTACCCTTCCACACGTACTGGAACTTATAAGCAAGATAGAACTTGCCGACGCTGATATGGGTTCGCTCGCATTCGTGACTTCACCGAAGATAAAATATAAGCTGATGGTGACCGCCATTGAAAGCGGACATCCTGAAAGAGTATGGAACATTCTGGAACCTACAAAACTTGTGGGCTATAATGCAGCTGTTACTACTCTTGTAAGCGATACCCTTACAAAAGGAAATCAGAGTTTAAGCTCTGCAATTTTCTTCGGTAACTGGAACAAGTTCATCCTTGCACAGTTTGGCGCTGTTGATCTGCTTGTTGATCCATACACATCAGCAAAAAGCAATATTGTTGATCTCATAATGAATGCGTTCTATGATGCAGCACCGGAGCATCCGGCATCATTTGCCTGCATGAAAGACGCACTCTCAGGAATTTAGTGGTTTTTTCATAGGTCAGGTTAGTTCAGGGTGAGGGGCCGGAGGAGAGGCCGGCCCTTTTTTACCAACAGAACCGACCCCCTAAATCCCCCCAAGGGGGGACTTGGAGAAAACTAAAGGAAACATGGGGAGGATTGCTTCGCTGCGCTCGCAATGACGGTGAATGAATGAGAGCAGAAGTGCTTCGCTCCTCGCAATGACAGTAAAAACAGAGATTATGGCAAAGGAGACTAAATATGTAAAGGTTCTGTGGATTAAATGCCACTGGGACTATGCCTATTCAGCAGGGATGAATGGTATTGTTGATGCCGAAAGAGCACCCGAACTGATAAAGGGAGGTTTCGTTATTCCGATACCGGATGCCGAGGATAAGAAGGTGAATACACTGCCGGAGGATTTCCCGGGGAGGGATAAGCTTTTTAACATGGGCTTTGAGACTGTGCAGCAGGTGAAGGATGCAGGTGAGGCTTTGCTCGACGAGGGGATAAGCCAGACGATGCTGAAGAAGATAATGAAGTACGGGGAGTGACGACCTCCTGAGTACTACGGGGGAGATCCCTCGCTGCGCTCGGGATGACAGTGGCTAAAGAAGGAACAACCCCCCTGCCCCCCTAAAGGGGGGTGAATACAGAGACTAAAGAATGAATGTGATGAACAGGTATAAGTTAAAGACGGCTCCTACAATTTACCCGGTATCGCTGGCGGATGTGAAGCGGAACCTGAGAATTCCTACCACGGATACGGATACTGACAGGGATACTCTGCTGCAGGACCTTATTTATGCTGCAATAGATGCTTCGCAGAATGCCACGGGCAGACAGTACTGCAGGGCGACTTATACTTTATACCTGGATGCTTATCCGGAGGGTGACGAGATTGAAATTGAGCTGGGGCCGGTGGATGCTATTTCGAGCGTGAAATACTACGCCCAGGATGCTGCTGTACTAACCACAGTAAACTCAGCGGACTACCAGCTGGATAACAGCGAACTGACAGCCAGGCTGAGATTCCTGGAGTCGTTCAGTGCTGATGCTGATAAGATGAATCCTGTTGAAATTGAGTTTACAACGGGGTGGGCAACAGCTGCGGCGGTGCCGGCAGATCTGAAACAGGCCGTGATACTGAGGGCGTGTGATATGTATCTGAGTCCGGAGAACAGGACTGAGAACATTGGAATGGGGCAAAGGGTGACATCGGCGGAGCTGAAGGAGAGGAATTTCAGGGTAGTGAGGTACTGATTATCACGGGGGAGATTGCTTCGTCGCTACGCTCCTCGCAATGACAGAGACTAAAGAAGAAAAATGGGTAATCCGGGGACATTTAACAGGAAGGTTTCGTTTCAGGTGCCGACCACCACAAAGACAAGCATGGGGGCGCCGCAGAAGGGTTTTGCTCATTCATTCTATGCTTATTGTTCGAGGGTGGCCACGGGGAACAATAACGAGCAGTATGTGAATAACAGGCTGGTTGTTCCGGGAAGGTTTCTTTACAGAACTCATTACAAGAGTACCATAGATGAAACTATGAGAATTGCTGATGAGAGTGTTAACTACAATATACTTCAGGCAACGCCTGATGATATGAAGATGTTCATTGATATTATTGCGGAGAAGGTGACGGAGTAACCCCCGAAACCCCCCCCTCTCCCGCTTCGCGGGATCTCCCCCCAGGGGGGGAGAAAATCCGCCGGCGCACAAGGGGTTAATAGATACCAATATGGCTGAGCAGAAGAACAGGGTGACTTTTACGGGGACGGAGAACCTGAGGAGGATATTCAGGGAGTTTCCGGAGGGTGGATACCGGAAGCCGGTAATGGCAGCGTTCAGAAAGGCAGCTGCTCCGGTTCAGAAGGCAATGAAGAACAACCTGCCTGCAAAGCTGAAGGGGGCCGCCAGATCGATAAGGATAGTGCCATATAAGGGTAAGGATCCGGAGCTTGGCGTGGGGGTGTTCAGGAAGGGCATGATGTACCAGAACCGGAGGGGACAGAACTGGAATCCGTGGATGCTTATTTACTGGCATAATTACGGCACCCTGGCAAACCGCGACTCGCAACACTCGTTCAGCAATCCGCGCAGAAACCCTTCAGCCGGATGGAAAGGGGGAATAAAGCCGGGGCGTTTTATTGATAAAGCATGGGAAAGCAGCAAGGGGCAAGCACAACAGGTTTTTGAAGAGAATGCTGAGAAAGAGATTGATAAGTTTTTTAAGGAGAGGGCGGCGAAATAATTGGGAGTAACACGAAAAAGATTGCTTCGTCGCTTCGCTCCTCGCAATGACAGGGCTAAAGAAGGAAATTATGATTACTGAGGCAATACAGACGACGGTGGGGGCGATAATCACGAACACTTATGTTACAATAGGTGACGAGGAGATTGCTGCTCCGTTTTGTGTTCACTCTGAACAGGAGCTGCCTCCGAATCTTTTAAAGGAGGGGGTGCACAGCTTTAATTATGCTGTTGAGATTATGATTGTTGACACGCTCCCGGATAATGTAAAGACAAAAGTTGACCTGGTGAGGGCAGCAATAGAGGCGCTCGCGGGTACAACGGTTAACAGCACTCAGTTCCTGGCGGTGAACTACGAGGGTGACGATCCGGGGTTTGACCAGGAGAGCAGATTGTATGGGAATAATTTGAGGTTTATGATTGAGACGAAGACAAGGTGAGGATTGCTTCGTCGCTTCGCTCCTCGCAATGACAGGGCTAAAGAAGTTAATTTTTAATACACATATAAGATGGCAGCAACAAATGTTTACGGGTACTTGCTCACTGTTAAGTGGGGTACCAAGTTAATAAAGGGGCTCGAAACCACAGGGTTGAAGATTGATCCGAGATTCGAGGAGATACTTCTGAAAGAAAATGCCGGTGTGCCGGTTGATGATTTCGTTGATTACGATACGGAAATGAGCTGCAGTGGGAAGACCATTGAACGTGACACGACCGAGTCGTCAACTCATGAGGATTTTGAAACTCTCAGGGCAGCAACCGCTGCAGGTGCAGAGGTGGCTTTCGTTTATGGACGTACGGCCAGCGGCGAGAAACAGGTGACCGGTACCGGTACTCTTCGCGGATGGAGCGAGGAAGGTGGCAGCGAGAAGAAGCTGGGAACTTTCTCATTCACCATCAAGGCGAAGAAGGGGACGGTGACGTTTGGAACGCAGGCATAACATTTAGTTAATACAGAGCAACAAGAGGCAGATTGCTTCGCTGCGCTCGCAATGACATTACTATGAAAGCTGATTATCTGGAATTGACGGATGGGCGGAGGGTGCGGATAATGTGGAACATGAACGCGCTGGGCAACTTTACTTCGCTTACCGGTAAGGAGATGAGCGATATAACCGGGAAGGTTGATATCAACACCCTGAGATCGATAGCGTGGTGTTCGGCTATTGAGGGTGAGGAAGCCGACGGGAAAGAGCTCGGGTTGGATGAGAAGGCATTCGGGCGCCTGATGGATATGGCTACAATAATAAAGTTCTCTGAGATACTGACTGTTCAGACAGGTGGCGCGGGGCAAAAAAAAAGCGAAGCCCCGGACAAGCGCCCGAAGATGTTCTGGAGGTAGATGGCATTGACCTGGAGATAGCTGTTAAGTTCAGCTACGCATATATGAGAAGGCTTGCATTCGGGGCCTTACACATGGATGCGGAGAGGTTTGAGAAAATGCTTGTAGGTGACTTCCTGGATGCCATGGGTGGTTATAACGAGGCGGAACTGGAAAGGCTGAAACCGATAGCGGAACTGATAAGGACATCGACGGCATTGCTCTGGAACCTGCAGGTGGACAGGAATTCTAAAAGAAACGCGAGGGAGCTGTGGCCGTTTCCGTGGGATGAATGAGGCGCAGCGGCGCAAGGGCACAGTGGCGCAAGGGCAATAAGTGTTGAAGAGAGGGAAAAGATTGAGGTGTTGCATGAGGAGATACTGAAGGGGATGATGAAATGATGATTTGAGGACGACGGGGGAGATCCCTCACTGCGTTCGGGATGACAGTGACTAAAGAAGTAAATTATTAACATGGGGACAGTAATATCGAATCTGAAGGCAAAGTTTGGGGTTGACTCCGGGGACTTCAGGAAGGGGTTGAAGGACGGGGAGAAGGCGGTTGCTGACTTTAAGGGCACTGCAGGGGGACAGCTTAACCAGCTTGCAGAGATGTTCGGTATTAACATGGGGGCGGTGAGTGATGCTGTTGGCACCGCCGGGAGAAGCCTGAATTTTGTGGGACAATCGTTCAAGGGAGCAGCTGCTGGCGGAAGTATTTTCAAAATAGCAATTAACGGAGTAAAGATAGCCCTGTTGCAATCGGGCATAGGTGCCATTGTGGTTGCCCTGGGTACTCTTATTGCATACTTTTCAAAATCGGGCAAGGGGGCTGATCAGTTTGCCAGGATACTCGCCCAGGTTAAATCGGTTCTGAATAATGTAATTGACCGTTTGGCCGTATTCGGCAAGGGAGTATATGAGATAGCTACCGGCAAGTTTAAGCAGGGATGGGAGAGCATGAAGGGAGCTTTTAAGGGCATAGGTGAGGAGATAAAGAACGACTGGACGGAAGCGGGGAAACTTGCTGACAGGCTTGATGCACTGGATGACAGGGAAATAGATCTGATTACATCGCTGGAAGAACGCAAGGCCAAGGCTGCCGAGCTCAGGCTGATGGCAAAGGAGGAGACTGAGGACCAGAAGAAAAAGCTGGAATACCTGAACCAGGCATCGGCTCTGTATAAATCGGTATATGCGGATCAGATATCGGTGGAGAGAGAGAGGCTGGCAATTATGAAGGAACAGCTTGCCATATCAGCCAAGGATCCGACAGATGAACAGAGGAGGGAGATTGCAGAGCAGGAAGCAAAAATCAGTGCCCTTGTAAGGGAGCTGGCCCAGGAAGAAAAAGCGTTATACAGGGAAAAAAAGACTGCTATTGCTGCCGTTAATGAGGAACTTGATCTTGAATTAAGGAAACTTCAGGATCTTCAGCTTATTGATGATAAGGCGAGTACGGTTAATATTAAAATGCCTGATTTTAGCCAGGTGAGCAATGCACTTGCAAAAGTATATGAAACAAGAGATACCATACGAAAGGTTACTGTTGACATATCAAATGCCCTGGAAGAAGGACTTGAAGGAATGGCTGAGAATATAGGCGCCTTTCTTGGAGCTCTTGCCTCAGGGAATGCTAAGGCAAAAGACTTTGGGGCAGTTATGGCAGCATCGTTTGCAGATCTGGCAATAACAATCGGAAAATTAGCTATTGCAAGTGCCATCACAGTAGGTGTGTTGGATAAGATGCTTAAAAACCCGGCAGCGTGGCCGGTAGCTTTGGCTGCAGGTATTGCCCTGGTTGCTGTTGGCACAGCGGTTAAAGGATCGCTGGCGAAAGCATCGGGTGGCGGAGCCTCTGTTTCGTCAGGCGCTGCTTCGGCGACAGCTGGTGTTGCGGGGACGACGCAACAGAACTTTACAATTACACTTACCGGTGAGCTGAAGGCGAAGGGGACTGACCTGGTGTATGTGGTGGAACAGGAGAACAGGAGGAGGAAGGTGGGGACGTGACGGGGGGAAAGGGTTGCTTCGTCTCCGCCAGCTGGCGGATCCTCGCAATGACGGTATTGATGAGTTAACTAATATAGATGGCATACGGTTTAAAATATGAACTTTTGTGCAGGAGCAGGCTGGGTAATAACTACAAGCTGAAGCTTTTGTTTGATGGTTATGTTGGTGATGACATAGACCGTAATATGCCTAAAGAGGGGGCGCTGATCCTAAGGAAAGACAAGGCGGCTGTTGTGAGGGGTACTTCGCTGGAGTTTGGGATCAGGGAGGAGGTTGACTTTGAACTGGATGAGTTCTATACAAATAATTCAAAAAAGATTAAGGCCGAGCTTTACAAGGATTCTACTTTGCTGTGGACGGGGTATGTGTTGCCACAGCAGTACCAGGCTCCGTATATTCCTGCTCCGCAGAGCATTAAGTTCACCGCTACCGATGGGCTTGGCTTGCTGAAGAACGAGGAGTTTACCCTGACCGGGAACAGCAGCCAGCTTGCAATTATAATTCACTGCCTGGATAAAATTGCCCTGGGCCTGGGTTATTCGATAGCGATTAATCTTTTTGAGACTACCCATAACCATTCCTACTCTCCTCTTGCGCAGACTTACGAGGACGCCGGTATATATGAAGATAATAACTGCTATGATGTTATTGAAAAGATACTGCAGAAGTATGATGCCGAGATAACTCAGTTCAATGGCCGGTGGCATATTACCTGCAGCGCCGATAAGAAAAGTACCCGGATGCTATATACTTCGGCTGGGGTATATGAAACCACGGAGGCAGCACAGGCAGTGCTCGATCTGGGATACAAGGGCACAGGTATTGAGGTGTGGCCGGTGGGCTCGCTGACCAGGACACTGGAGCCGGGGGCAAAGAAGGTGATCCTTTCGCATAATTACGGGAGAAAAGAGTCGCTGCTTGATAATTATGAGTTCTGGAGGTTTGCAGGAGGGGCCTTTGCCAGCTGGACCAAGAGCGGCACATTTGCCTTATATCAGAGGATACTTGAAGGAGAAGCTTATGCTTTCCTTAGCGGGGGTGACAGTGGGGGAACGGATCAGATTTTCCAGCAGATTGATGTGACGGCTCCTGCAGGTGAACTCTTTGTATTTGAGATGATGTTTGCTCCCATCGGGAAAAATAATGACGGTCATGTAAATGCAATAAATATGACTGTTCGTTTTGCTGTGTCTGTACTGGTCGGATCCACGCCATATTACCTGCAGGAGAATGGAACCTGGACGACGTCGGCCACCATTATAAGCAAGACTGTACTGGCGTCGATATCGGCACCGGTGTGGAACGTGATAAGCATTATAGCCGAGGGGATACCGGGAGCGGGAACGCTGACAGTGGCTCTGTACAGGTATGGTGAGGAGGAAACGCCCCATAGAGGCGATGTGTTCAGCGGGATAGCATTCAGCAAACCAAAAATATATTTTCTGAAAGACGGGGAATTATACCTGTCGGGGATTAAAACACTTGCCACGTTCAATGACAGTACTGAGCCGGATGACCTGGGGACAATAGACCTGTCGGCAGCTGATGGACCGGCAGTGGATAACGTGACTTTGCTTTATAAGAATATTACAAAGCTGAGCAGCGGGGATCCGACTACCTTGTGGCACAGGCTCGGCAGCGCCGCGGAATATATATTCATGGTGCAGCTGGCCCGTACCCTGGCAAGCAGGGGAAGGAGTGCACGGCAGGTGCTGAAAGGGACAGTAAGGGGAACAGGAATAAGTTTCGGGAGTTTTGTGAAGCATACATACAACAGCAGCCGTGAGTTTGAAATTGCAGAGGGTAGCTGGGATATGTACGAGGAGAAATGGGATGTTACACTCCTGGAGCTTCTGGCATGGAGCGACGAGGATATCACTTTTTCGGATACTGAGGAGAACGGGGCATCGGCGAGTACTAATAATAATGGATATGTTGGGACGGTTATAAGCAATAGTGCCATTCCGGTTGGTGCTCAAGGGCCACAAGGTTATCAGGGTAATCAAGGTAATCAGGGTTACAGAGGTTATACAGGCGATCAGGGACCACAAGGTGACCAAGGATATCCAGGAACTCCAGGATCGCAGGGTACGCCTGGTTCTCCCGGTCCGCAGGGATGGCAGGGTGATCAAGGGTACAGAGGCTACCAGGGTTACCAGGGCCCGCAAGGCGATCAGGGGTATCCTGGAGTTCCAGGTTCACAAGGGAATACAGGAGCAACAGGACCTCAGGGCGAACAGGGCGACCAAGGTTATCAGGGTTATAGAGGCTATCAGGGCAATCAAGGTAATCAAGGTGATCAAGGTTATCCGGGCGTGACCGGACCGCAAGGCGCAGCAGGGTCACCAGGGCCGCAAGGCTGGCAGGGCGACCAGGGATATAGAGGTTTTCAAGGGAGTACCGGTCCGCAAGGAGATCAGGGTTATCCCGGACCGACAGGATCGCAGGGTAATACAGGGGCAACAGGTCCGCAGGGAAACCAAGGAGATCAAGGTGCGCAAGGATATCGTGGATACCAGGGTTACCAGGGGGCGCAGGGCGCACAGGGGGCATACGGTGGTTATACAGGGACTGTCACATACACATTTACATCAATGACTTTTGAAAATGGATTGTTACAATCAACTACATAATATTTACTTAACATTCAAATCATGGAAGTAACAGCAGGAATGGTAATCTGGACAATAGCTTGTTTAGCTGTTGGTTATTTTATTCGCTACATTCAGAAATGGCAGGGGTTCGGTAAATGATAAGCATAATCACACCGAGCCATGATGCCAGGTATCTGAAGGAACTTGAAGCAACTATCCTTTCCCAGTCATTTTCGGATTGGGAATGGATAGTATTGCTTAATCGTGGGGCAAAATACCAGGCAGAAGATGAACGGATAAGGATAATTGAATTTCCATATGCGATAGATTATGTAGGGGCTTTAAAAAGATATGCATGTGATCAGGCAAAAGGGGAGATAATTGTTGAGGTTGATCACGATGATCTGATTACGCCTGACTGTCTTGAAGAGGTTTATAAAGCGTTTGATGATCCTGAAACAGGCTTTGTTTATTCTGATAATGCAAAACTATCTGATGATTTTAGTCCGTATGGTTCGCAATACGGATGGTCATACCGTTTGTTTAACTGGCAAGGGCGAAGCTTATATGCAATGAACAGCCAGCCGGAATATCCAGGAAGGTTAGGTTTTATCTGGTTTGCACCCGATCATGTAAGGGCATGGAGAAAGTCAGTATATGACAGTATGGGGGGGCATAGATTTGACCTTTCAGTATGTGATGATCTTGACTTAATGCACCAAATGTATCTGAATACCAGATATAAACATATTCCAAAGGTATTATACATATACCGGATTACCGGTGAAAATACCTGGATGAAGAAAAATAAACTGGTACAGGATGAAACCAGGGCGATTTACAATAAGAATATTTATAAGCTGGGTGAAAGGTTTGCGGATATTAATAACCTGTTAAAAATTGATCTTTGCGGTGGTTTTGGAAAACCTGAAGGGTATAAAAGTATAGATAAGTATAATGGCGACATTATTCATGATCTTGAAAACGGAATCCCGTTGCCTGATAATTCTTGCGGTGTAATCAGGGCGCATGATGCTTTAGAGCATATCAGAAATCAGCAATTAATAATGAATGAGATTCACAGGGTACTTGCACCCGGAGGAATTTTATTAAGCCAGACGCCATCGACTGATGGCAGAGGAGCATGGCAGGATCCGACTCATGTAAGTTTTTGGAACGAGAACAGCTTCTGGTACTGGACCAGAAAAGAACAGGCACAATATATAAGGAATAATAAATTATTCAGGGAATGTAAACTGACTACGGAATTCCCGTCGCAATGGTGCAGGGAGAATAAAATTCCGTATGTGGTAGCGCATTTGGAGAAGTTGGTAACGTAGAGGGCGTTAAGGATTGCTTCGTCGCTACGCTCCTCGCAATGACAGGGACTAAAGAGGTTAAATTAAAAATAAATACAATGTCACAGGAAACAAATCATTCAAGGCTTCTGGGGGTTATAGCAGGCACCGCAGGTGATGTATATATTGGCGTGGAAGCAGTTACAGATAAGAAATTTTCGCTGATAGAGATCGGTCCTGACGGGGCAACGGTTACTGTTGCCAAGATAAGGGGAGTTGATGTTGTTACAGCGAGGGGTTATGGTGCCCTGCCGGCAGGTTACCAGATGATTGCCGGTGGCGATGATTACTTTGATGCAGTTACCCTGACAGCAGGATCGGCCCAGGGTGTTCTTTATCCGGAGCCGATAAGCCCGGTAATTGACACAGTGGTAGTTGCTGCCGGGGCCATTAATGATCCGATGGTGCCGGAGATAACATTTGATAATGCCGGCGGTTCGGGATCGGTGCCACTGAGGTGGAGGCTGAAGGATCCGGAGGGAGCAGTTATTGAAACCGGTGAAACAAAGATATATTTTCTGAACGGCAGCGATGTGGAGGTAACTATACCAGGACTTACTTATCCGGATACGGCTGATGACGGGTATGTTTTTGAGATAAACATTACCGACAGCGATGAAGCATGGATAGCAAGCGCTGCTTTTGAGGTTACATCGGGAGCTTAGTATTCATTAAAGATCAACCGATCATGAAAAGATTTGGTTTTGGAAAAGGGGCCCTGAAGGGGGGTGGTTTTTCGTGGAGTTCGTATTGGGCGACACGATCTGAGGTATTATTCTTTGGTGAGATTTCAAAGATAAGTGGAGGAAGACTTTATAATCAAAAGGTTGGCGCAACTGATTATTTAACCGTTGGTGGCACTGCTGGTAGTTATACTTTTCAATGTCCTAATACTGCTGCTTATATTGCTGCCGATACTGAAGACGTATGGTTTTATTATAACAACATTATAAAAACGGTTACAGAATCAATCTTAGTAAGTTATGACTTTACCAGAACGATTGTTAAATATCAAGACAATTCTCCTTACTCTATTGAAGCCATAATGATACTTTCATCCGACCTTGATACATCGAGAATGCGTTCTGATTTTCATTTATCTGTATGGTGGGATGATACATTAAGTTTTTACGGAAATGTAAAGGGTAACAGGACTGTCGGAAGATCAGTATTACAGATAATAGATGCGGATGGTAATGTTTACCATGAAGTGAAGATAGGTACTCAAGTTTGGTTATTAGAAAATTTAAAAACAACAAAATATAATGATAACACACCAATAACCTTAGAGACTAATAATACTAACTGGAAAAACAAAACCACAGAGGCTTATTGTTGGTATAATAATGACTCTAACACTTACAAGTCCGTTTATGGCGCAATGTATAACGGTTATGCTATTGATTCGGGGAAACTAAACATAACTGGTTATCATATTCCTACAGGAACTGAATATGCAACACTCATAACGTATCTTGGTGGTGCATCAGTGGCAGGAGGACATTTAAAAGAATCTGGTACATCTCACTGGTCAAGTCCTAATACAGGGGCAGATAATTCGAGCGGATTTGCTGCTGTTCCTGGGGGAATAAGATCAAGTACGACAGGGGCGTTCTCATCAATAGGTACTTATGGGTCATATTGGGGATCTAATGATAGTGCTTCAAATAAATATCGTATGTATGTAGCTTATGACAGTGCAGCGACAGTTAATGACTTCTCCTCAAAGAAATTTGGATTTAGTGTACGGTTAATAAAAGATTGATATGACAGAGGTAACAGCGGGGATGACTCCTTCTCAATTCATTGCAGCTCTAAATAATAATTTTAATGAATCCAATGGATTTATTGATGATTATCTTACATTAACTGTACTTACAACGGCAATGAATGGCACAGAATTAATTAATGCATTTAATAGTAATATAGCGTCATTAAACGCCAATGCACCAAATGAAATATCACAGTCTAATTTATTTGTAGGACAATCTGGAATATCTTTTAGTAGTTCAATAAATAACAACCATACAGACGTAAACAATGCTATTAATAACGTCACACAGACAAACACTATTTATGTCAGTAATTCGGGAAATGATTTAACAGGTGATGGCAGTCAGTCAAAACCTTTTTTAACACTGAACAAGGTTTCTAATGTAATCCAAGATAGTACCAAATTATACCTCGAAAGAGGAAGTACATTCGTAAATGATAAATTAGATTTATCAAACAAGAAAAATATAATTATTGACTGCTTCGGATCAGGTGATGTGCCTAAGTTAACTGGTATAAAAAGTGTTACAGGATGGGTTAATGAAGGAGGTAATATATGGAGCAAACAGGATAATACATTGCCTTCTGAAATTACAAATATATTTATCGGAGGCACTAAAGCATTATTGGGGAGAACTGCTGGCTGGCGAAGTGCAACAGGAGGGAGTAATACTACGCTGATAGATACGGCAATTAATAAAGCGGATGGTTATTATGACAATGCAGAGTTAGTGATAGAGTATTATACGTTTGCACATGGTATCAGCAGGGTGTCATCATTTATAAATGAAACTTTTACAATCCTACCTTACTATCAAGATATAGAAAATGAAACTATTGTACCTGTTACAGCAGGGAAGAAATATTTTATTCAAAATCATCGTAATTGTTTGACTACCGCAAATACATGGGCTTATAATAACATAACCAAGACCATTTATATTTATTCAACGGCTGAACCTGAAAATGTTACTGTAACCTATGGAAGTGATTGTATTTATTCAGATAGTGGATCATGGATCACAATTAAAAATTTAGAGATAAATGAATCCGCTGAATGTGGTATAAGTCTTGACAATTGTTTTAAAACTGAGATTGATGCAGTTGCATTTAATTATATAGGGATATATGCTTGTATGATGCTAAATACTTTTGGTATCATTATAAAAAACTGTAATGGGTATGAAATTAACAGTGATTTTGTTGAATTGCAGCATTGTGAAAATATCTTGATTAGTGACAATACAATAGACAGGATTAATTACATTAAGGGGACAGGGAGATATTATCAGGATTTTACTATTTACGGAGGGATGAGCGGATCGGGAGTAAATATAATAAGGAGTAATAATATTGAGGTAACTTATAATACTTTTTCAAATGCCGGATATGACGGTATAATGTTAGGATATTCAAATGATTTTTTAATTGATAAAAACTATGTTCATGATGTACATTTACATAAAATAGATGCTGGTGCTATTTTCTGTTATTTATGTTATGATGGCATAATGTCAAATAATATTTGTGAAACCGGGAACGTAGGAAATAATCCGCCTAACAGTCATGGTTTTTATATTGATGGTGGCTCTTACAATGTAGAGGTATGTAACAAC